GCAATGCCTCCACCAACACTAGAAACCATTGCATAATGGTTTGCAGTTCCAGATTGTTCTAGCGCTGTAGGTCTTGTTCGCATCGTGACTGGGAATGTCGTAATTACACCGCCAGCCGTTGAGCTGTACCATTGCCCACTAGACGACAAAAAGCCACTCGTAGTTCCAGTTGAAACCCGATAGTAGTATCTTTGGCAAAGCTGCAACTCCGTTCCATACGGTCTGTAATCAAAGCTCGTCGCTGTGCTGCCTTTTTCTAGTTGTACGCCGGTGATGTACCAAGTGGCGTTGAGAGTACCTGATACATTCGTTGCACCTGTTGCGGATATATACAATGCTCCTGCCCATGCTCCAGCAGTTCCACTATATGTTGTTCCAACGCCAAGACCAAAATCAACACGCAACCCAATACCGTTATTAGATAGCCAAGTACCAGAGGTATCACCAGCAATGGTTATAGATTTTTGTTCCCAAGTGTTTGCGGCTGAGATTGTGTATGTGAATGGATAAGTACGATTCCATGCACTATTGCCTAGTGAACCGCCAAAAGTTCCTGTCAGAGAACTGCGAACCCAAAACGACAAAGTGACAGATTGAGCGTTTGCAGTACCCCATCCCAAATCTGCTGCATTGAAACCCTCAATTTGCTGAGCAAACCTGTGATAGTCAGTAGCGGCTAATACTGCTTGTGCAGTTGTTGTAGTTATTTTTACTGAATTGATAAATCCAGCCGGAGCAGAAGAATCTTGTTGAGCAGTCATTACTGCTGTTGTGGCGGTGTCTTTGATAATAAAAAATCTATCAACTGGAAATTGCGCCGCAGATGAAGATGTCACCGCCGCAGTACCTCGTTGTGCTATGACCATCGCACCATTGATGATGCGGTTCTTGAAGCCAAACGTGTTCGGTAAATTAGCAGCCTGAGCAAAGGTGACAGCCTGACCTGTACTTACCGTTACCGCAGTCGTACCTGACCCTGTACCCGACTTCAGTTCCAGTATCCCGGTACTGTCGCTGCTAATCGCAGCACCGTTCGTCGCATTACCCGCTGTTATCGTCGTTGCCATGCTTTAATCCTTCAGATTACAGTCCAGCGTGAGCCATCAGATACCGTTACCGTGACACCGTTGGCAATCGTAATAACACCCGCAGACATCGCGTTATCGCCTGTTGCTACCGTGTAACTTGTCGTGACAGTCGCTGTGTTCACAAAGATACCGTTAGACGCTCTCGGTACACTCGCACTCAACTCCCCCGTAGAAGGCTTGTAAAGCAACTTAGCGTTCGAGGTATATAAGTTCTCAGCCGTACCGCTTGTCGCCCCTGCAAAGACCGGATACAGGTTACTCGCCGTACTTGTGTCGTTGCTGAGTGCCGAGCCACCAATCGACTTCCACGCTGGAGAAGAACCGCTGTAGCCCTCAAACTGGTTCGTCGTGGTGTTGTACCGCATCATGCCCGTTGCAGGGCTTCCCGGCTGCTGTAACGTCGTACCCTTGCTGATCAGCAAAGCGCCCGTTGACGTGAACGAAGAGTTGGCAGAGACGGTTATCGCCCCAGTAACCCCCAACGTCGTACCATTCCACGTCAGGTTCGAGCTGTCCGACAAAAGGCCCGACGCACCCGCAAACGTCACGCGGCCTGAAGTCAGACCTGAACTTCTGAGCTGCGTTGCCGTTAAGTTTGTACCGTCCCAAGTCAGGCCCGCTGCATCGCTTAGTACACCACCTACGCCGGCAAATACAACCCGTGTTGATGTCAACGAGGTATCTGCAAGATCAGCAACGGTTAAACGCGTACCGTCAAATGTCATGTTGGACGAACCAACCATTACCTTGCTGGCGTTCAGATATTGCACTTGATTCGCGGTGCCGCCATTGATCGTCACGGTCGAGGACGTGGTCAGCGTAGTGAACGAGCCGGTGCTAGGTGTACCCGCGCCAACGGTCCCGTTTAACGGGCCAGAGAAGCCGGCAGCAGTCAGCGTCGTACCGTCAAACGTCATGTTCGATGACCCGACCAGTGCTTTGCTGCCGTTCAGATATTGCACTTGGTTGGCGGTGCCGCCGTTGATCGTCACCGTCGATGAGGTGGTCAGCGTGGTGAATGCACCCGTATTCGGTGTGCCAGCGCCTACCGTACCGTTAAACGGACCAGCTAGGCCGGCGGCGGTTAGCGTCGTACCGTTAAACGTCAAGTTTGACGAGTCGGTCAAGTTGCCGCCAGTGGTGGCGTAAGGCACGCGCCCGGAGGTCAGCGCCGAATTAGTGAAGTCAGTAACCGTCAGCGTCGTGCCATTGAACGTCATGTTCGACGAATCGGTCAGGTTGCCGCTGGCTCCCGCATACACCACCCGACCTGAGGTCAGCGAGGAGTCGGCAAAGTTAGCAGCGGTCAGCGTCGTGCCATCAAACGTCAGGTTGGCCGACTGCCCGATTGCACTGGTAGAGGATGCGTAGAAAAGCTGGTTGGCGCTAAACGATGACAGGTTGGTGCCACCGTTAGCGGTGGGCAGTACACCCGAGACATGCGTCGTTAAACCTACCTTGCCGTAGCTAGGCGCAACACCCACGCCGCCTGAGATCAGCACGTTGCCTGTGGCGACATCTGCCAGCTTGGCCAACGATGTTGTTGTGTCAGCGTAGACTAGATCGCCCACTGTGTACGAAGCGATCCCTGTGCCGCCTGATCCTGCAGGCAACGTTGCTACAGAAGTCAGCGCCGTGGCTGACGAGTTGACGACGACAACCTCATTACCGTTGCCCGTTAAACCGGGCAGCTTGTCAAAACCTGCCGCGATAGAATCCAACTCCGCCCGCATGCTGGCCGAGGTGGCAGCAGAACCGGTCGTTGGAAAACTACCGTGGTTGTAAAAATCATTCGCCATTATCGCAGTCCTCTACGAGCGGTGTAATGCAAGATTACGCTGTTGATAGTGAAAGGCGGGAAGTAATCCGAGTCAGATGATATCTTCAAAAGAATGTTCTGACCGGTGCCTCTGATCTCTACGTCTGTCGGCGCAAGTGTGCGCCCATCCCAAACAAACGCATCCCAAAACACGGAATCCCAAAAACTGCTGGAAAAGCTATTCTCGTAAGGCACATCGCCTGTTTGCCCAATGTACAGGCTGGAGTAGCCAAGGTCATAGGCAAACTGAAATTCGCAGTAGCCGCTACCAGTCAACTCAAAAGAACCGCGACGATACCGTTTCAATATACGCGGCATGTTCTCCGAGTTGTAGTTCAACTCAACCCTTGCGTTAATTGTCTCGCCATCAAACGACGTACCGGTGTCTAACGCGTACACGTATCCGTTGGTCGAACCAAAAAACGAAGTCTCTTCACCTGCCGATGTTTGCGCTTCGGTTATGCAAAAAACACTGTTCGGAAAACTGACCGGCATCGCGCCCAACATCTGGCCGTTGGCGATCGTAACGTACAGGCCAAAACCATCGGAAAAGAAAATCCGGTACTGCGCTTTCTCCCGATTCAACACACTGGCAGTAACTAAATTTCGACGCACCTGAGTAAACGGGCGGATGTTCAAAGTTACTGCCGCAGTATCAAAGTTGCCGTAGCTTAACGTCGCCTGAAGCGTAATCACGCCTCGGTCGTCAAACACATACGTCTGCGCCAAGTTCTGACCACTGTAAGGTTTAGCGCCAGCGCCGGTGTTATAAGGCACTAGATTCCAGTTACTGGAATCGGTGCCGTACAAAATATACGTATAGTTGTCCGAGTAAATTGCCAACGCACCGGTGGATTGATCACCCGGCTGGATAACAAAACACGTCACCGGTTCAGGCTGAACAATCTCACCAGCACCTAAGAGTGGCGTCCATTGATACGGCTCACCCAAAGCGGAGAACTGGACCGATGTACCAAAAGCAAAAAACAAATGTTGCTTGTGCACAGCAACCCGTGTCGGCACATCGGTTGCCATGCCTGTTTTGATTGGCACGTAGACCGTGCCGTCAAACTCAAAACCTCGGTTCACGCCATCTGCGCCATAAGCCCGAAGCTGGTTATTAACGCCGCCAAAGTTACCCAGCACCATCTCGACACGGCCATCAGGCAACAACGTAATGGCGGACTGCGTTGCTACGCAAACCGCTTTTGTAGATGCCGATACTTGCAGATTTTCGCCCGGCGTAAACGCACCTGTTGCCGAAGCAAAGATCAGGCGTCCTGCAGCGGTACCTGCGCCCCACGATCCAGACTCCAGAACCACGCGTGTTATGACAGCGGAGAAACCGCTAGTAGCCCCTGTGACCGTGTTGCCTTGGAATATTTCAGCCGTGCCGGTGTTAAACGACATCTCAAAACCCAACGGCACGCTAGTCCAGCCTGTGCCGCTGGACCTGTAAATTGCCATTGCAGTGCCGCCGACATTATTCCGCCAAGCGTAAATCGTGTTTTGTAGTTCAATGACACCGCGCACAGGCCCGCTACCGGGCACAGCACCGATGTCTGAACGATATACATCTGCAGCAAGGTTGGTGAACTGCGCTTGCTGTTTTGTCGTTAACGTCCCGGTCGTCTGCAAAGCGGCAACCGTGCCTTTGTTGACCGCCGATACCTGAATAGTTTCGCCGATAGTAAACGAGCCTGTCGCTTTGGTGTAATAGATATCGCTGCCAATCACAGCAATCACCACCCCGCTTTCACCTGACGTGACGCCGGTGATCGTATTGCCAACAACAATGCTGCCAGTCAAGTTCATTGACAAGCCGCTGTAAATTGCTGCAGAAGGCGCTGGCCTTCCATCAAACCGCTCATACCCAGCGATGCGGGTATAGCCGCCCGTGATAGCGGCTTCAAAGTTAAAAGCTTCTCTGGCTACCCCTGAAGGCAAAGCCAGCGTTGGCGTGATTAAATCCAGTCCGCCTTTTAGATAAACCAGATCATACTGAACCTGTGGTGCAGGCATCGCCATGAGTGGTTTCCTTTACGCCAAAGGCGGTCCGCTAACCGTAGTCGGCAGCTGATCGATGTCCAGCCGTGAATACAGACGTTTGTACTCGAACTCTCCGCGAGACATGACTTCAGGCGCGGCCTCATACCCGGCGTAATACATCATCGCCCGATACACAATGATCATGTGAAACCGGCTTGGTATAGCCGGCTCATCAGCATCAAGCGTTAGCTGAAGCGGTTGTGTGTAGTACTCCCCGACAATCACATACGGGATGTCGGGGATCGCGCCAAAACCAAGATTCTTGTGTGGATCAATCGTAACGACGACAGGCCGCGCATAGGTGTTGCGCATGTTCGCGTAGATATACAAGTTGCGGAACGTCGTCCACTCCATGTAATTCAACAGCTGCTCGTCGCGATAATTTGACCCTACGCTTGAACACCGGAAGCTGTCGCGTTTCCAGTTGCCGAAGTCTGCGGTAGTGATGCCGGCTTGCGCCGGCGTGTAAATCTGCTGCTGCGTTACCGTGTTGAACTGAAACGGCTCCCGCAAAAACAGCCAGTCTTCCTTGCTGGTTTGAATGTCGTTCCAAGCTTGCTGGACCCAAGCCACCATGCGGGCATTCTCACTGCCCGGAAGTTGGCCTGCAACTGTGGTCAGCGACGGCCCAGAGACGCCGCACTCAACGCGCAGCCGGTTGACTAGCTCTAAGAAGGTCATGCGGGTTCAGCCAATACGTTGTTGAGCCATGCACGGCCACGTGGGTTCTTGTCTTCCACCAGATCAAACGGATAAGCCAAACCATGCCGTGCGCTCATCACGATCCGATCAGGCTCGGACGGGTTAGGCGTATGCTGGCTGTAACGCGTTTCTTTCATACGCGCCAGAATCTCCACGTACTTGCGTTTAACTTCAGTGGGATAGCCGCGAATGATGGGCTGGTTAACGCCATTGCAATTAACGATAACCTGTGGAGGTTGGTTCTCATCCGTCGTCGAATGCACGACGACAGTGACCAGCTCGTTCATAAAAGCCTCGGTGGTCACGATATCGTTGAAATCCTTGTTGCTTGCCACAGTGTCGATAACAGGATCGTCATCGTTAATTTCAATACCAGTCATTTTTGTTTTAGTCATTTGCCATGCTCCTTGATGCTAGTTGAAAAAAAGGAAGGCCACCAAAGTGGCCTTCCCAAAGGTACTCCCTCGGAGAGGAGGACGGCAACCTTACAGTGCCGCGCCGGGCATGATGGAGCAATCAAAGTAGGTGTCAGTAACACCTGCATTGCCCAGATCAGTGCTGCCCGGAGTGAACGTAGTCGAGCTGTTAGTCACGACCTTGATCAGACCAACCAGTGCCACGTTAGAAGTGGTCTGGGTTGGGACTGGGCAAGGATCAGCAGCGTCAACTACCGGACCACGGGTGTTGCTGAAGTTGCCGCTGGTGTCGATCCAGACAGCGTACAGGGCTGCGCTGGAAGGAGGAACGGTGCCTGCAGTCGAAGTCATGGCGATATTGTCAGTAGCGCCCTTGGACTTAAACACACCGTTAATGGTGTAAGTCAAAGTGTTGACGGTCTTGTAGGTGTTGGCATTGGTACCTTCTGCAAGGCCCGCTGCAGTCAGCGACACGAAGCCGCTGTTAATTTGCTCAATGTT